GCTTTGTAATTTTTATCACCAAACGTAATTACATATCCTGCAGGATAAGTTTTATCTTTATCCCATAGTCCAAGATATGTATCTTGATCTATTGGTGCACTTAATATCTGACTAAATTCTTCACTATCAACCAATGGTTCACACTTGATACGCCATAAATGAGGGAACCAGGTTGGACTAAATCCTTCACTTGCATAGTTAGCATCGGTAATCTGCATGAATCGTTTCAATGCAGTCGGGATAGTTTCTTTTAATGGATTGTAATCAAGTAAGTGAGGTAATTCAATTACGTCACCTACCATTAATTTTCTTCCTATTAATTCAATCATGTCGTTGTAATGAACAGTGATGAATATGATATCATTATCGAGGAACAAACCAAACTGACTTAAATTAAAGTCTAAATTTTGTACATTGTAATGCCCACGTAAGCGATAGATATTTGGATCATATGTTCTGTCACGGTTTTCTAAAAATAATAAATCTTGTATATTAGTCGGGGCTAATATATCATATTCAGGTTGAGTGGCATCAATCGACGGTCCTTGATTTGTAGGTCCCATATACTTATGTACATACAAATCCGTGGCACCTGCGGTAAACTGTTCTGATATTGTTCTATCAAAAAAGTTGTAATCGTTGGTTTTATTGGGACGCCAAAGGCTTAATCTAGGCATAGTTATTTCACTTTATCACTTATTTATCGTAAATAGACTTGACTGCGTATTACCCAAACAGTTGACAATAAATGGTTTCTGTGCTACAATACGTATTCAATTGAAACTTTGGAGTATTCTATGGCTACACGCAAGCAATCAGACGAGCATTTTGTTAAAGCACTAAATCCACGTGATGCTGATACAAAATACATGGGAGAGGAACCTGTCTTCCCCGTACAGCCCGATGATGGACAACGATTCTCGGCGCTTGCTAGAAGTTTCACATGGTACAATCGGTTCTATAGTAAAAAAGACGCAAAAGAACTATTGTGTCAATATCTTGACTACAATAAGCGCACGGATGAAGCCAAGCAACTTAGAAAGGTGCATGAAAGCGAATTCCTTCTGACATTGTGCTGGGTATCACGCATGACTATGCGCGGGCTAGAATTGACTGAGCATGAAGAACTCACCCTTCAAAATGATATTAGACGATTAGTAAAATCGTTAACAGAAACTGAGGTAAAAACTAGTCAAACTAGTATTGTAAAAGAAGAAGTGGTATCTACCCGTCCCAACATTCAGGAAGTATTGCGTGAAAAGGCACGTGATGCAGCAGGTGAAATGGAAGGTATGATTGACGATTTTGTGACTACAGGCAAGGTGTCCGACAAGACAGTTGACATTGTTGCAAAATACAATGTCATGCCTCAACATATCCCGATCATTGTTGAAATCTGGAAACGCAAGCAAGATGAATTCCAGCGACTAAATGACGGTGACGAGTCTCTCAAAGAGGGTTATGCGTTCTTAGGTAAGATTCAGATTCGCAACATCCTCAAATTTATTGACGGTGTATTAGGTGACTTGAATAGCTATATCAGCATCAAGAAAGCAAGCAAGGCTCCGCGTAAACGCAAGGCAGTGCCTGTAGAAAAGATTGTTGCTAAACTGAAATACTTGAAGTTGTTCAAGGATGTTGCCTCTAAACTTGATTTAGTTAGTGTGCATCCTACGAAACTACATGGTGCAAGTGAGGCATGGGTTTACGATACAGGTAAGCGTAAACTGCATCACTATATTGCTGACGAGTACAGCAAGGTGTTTAGTGTCAAGGGTAACACACTATTAGGTTTCGATGCAAACACTAGTGAGATGAAAACACTACGCAAGCCGGGTGAGCAAATCAAAGAGGTAATGGGTAGCAAGCCTGCTGCACGTAAGTATTTCAAAGATATCAAAGCAGTAGGTGCAGTACCTAATGGAAGGTTCAATGAGTCAATGATTATACTTAAGGCGTTTTAAGATGAACAAACCAGATGTAAAAGTACGAATGGATGAGTTAATGGTCCTGATCGACAAGTCAATTGAATTGACTGATGACAGGAATGAGATGCTAATGTTAGCCTGTTGTATGCTACAGCGTACAAATGAAATTTTTAACAACACATTAGGCGAAGAAGGTAGAAAACAAATGTTTAAGGATTATGTATGAATATTGATTTAAATAAATATCAGGAGTTTGTAGCGGCAGTCACTAGTAACCCTAGTGTTAGTTTGACTGCATTCATAGACACCTGCGACCGATTGGATGCTAACTATGAAGTGATTGATGGGGAATTGAAACATGGACCTGATGTTAACATCCCGTTACTAATCACAGCCTGTTTAGGATTAGCCGCAGAAAGTGGTGAATTTATCGAAGTGCCCAAAAAGATTCTTTTTCAAGGTAAAGCACTAACCGAAGATGCTGTTTACCATATGAAACGAGAACTAGGTGATGTTATGTGGTATTGGATCAATGCATGTCGTGCATTGAATCTAGACCCTAACGAAGTGATTGCTGAGAATGTACGCAAATTAGAGAGTCGCTATCCCGGTGGCAAGTTTGATGCATTTTACAGCGAGAATCGACAAGACGGCGACTTGTAATGGGTTTAGGTCGTCCTAGTTGTGACGATTGTCATGTCTGGTTAATCTTGTATCTAGGGGAAAGGTGGATGTGTCCAGTTTGCGAAAAAGAATCAAAACACGGATACACTCACCTTGATGGTAGCACACGGCTTGTAGATGAAACTGAAATACCTTTCCTGAGGTTCATGAAGGGCAAATCTCCCAATACATAAATTGCCTGATAAATAGTACTATTAGGTAACACTTATGTCAACATATCCAACCGCTAGTCCTCTTTCTACCCCAGCTGGTTTAACACTAGATGAGTTAAAAGAAGGTCTTTTCAAAAACATAGCATTTCGTTTAGGCGACGGTATTATTGATTTAGAATTGGACCCTCAACATTATGAGGCAGCATATAACTACGCTATCAAGGTCTATCGTCAAAGGGCACAAGCCGCTACCGAAGAATCTTACATTCTAATGACCATTGAGAAGAATGTAGATACATATACTCTTCCTGCTGAGTTTATCAATGTGCGTAGTATTTTCCGTAGAACGATCGGTCTAGAGACTGGCCCGTCAAGTAGCAGCTTTGACCCGTTCAGTAGTGCTATTTTAAACACCTACTTGTTGAACTATAACTATGCAGGTGGTATGGCAACATATGACTTTTATGCAGGATATGTTGAATTAGCAGCACGTATGTTCGGTGGTTATGTAACCTACACATTCAACCCAGTGTCCAAAGTATTGCGTATCGTTCGTGATCCAAAGGGTTCCGGTGAGCGTGTATTGATATGGGCCGATGTACAAAAGACAGAAGAAATCTTACTACAGGATCCAGGTGCTGGCGTTTGGATTGGTGACTTTATCTTAGCTAATCTTAAGTTAATAATTGGTGAGGCACGTGAGAAATTTAGTACTATTGCAGGTCCCGGTGGCGGTACAACATTGAATGGTACTGCTATGAAAGCAGAAGGTAAAGCTGCAATGGAATTACTAATTGAAGAATTGAAGAAGTATGTAGACTATAGTCAGCCATTGACATGGGTACAAGGCTAACCTAAATGCTTTATATTGTCATGCACTTGTAATATAATAAGTACTTATAGGAGCATTCAATGATTATAGGTATCACTGGTTTAATTGGTTCAGGCAAAGACACAATTGCTGACTATCTCACAACACATCATGGTTTCAAACGAGTTAGTTTTGCTGCTAGTCTTAAAGATGCAGTCGCAGCAGTCTTTGGTTGGGACCGAGAATACTTAGAAGGTACAACAAAAGCTAGTAGGGTATGGCGTGAGCAGAAAGATGAATGGTGGAGCAATCGTCTAGGAATGGACATCACTCCTAGATGGGTACTACAATATTGGGGAACAGATGTATGTCGCAATCACTTTCACAATGATATCTGGGTTGCTAGCGTAGAACACAAACTACTAAATTCAAAAGAAGATATTGTAATTACCGACTGTAGGTTTGACAATGAAGTCGCTGCTATCAAAAATGCAGGTGGTGTAGCACTTAGAGTAAAACGTGGACCTGACCCTAAATGGTATGATGCTGCGATTGCATATAATAGAGGTCCAGATGGAAATAGTAGTTGGTCAGTAAGCAAAACTAAGCTAGATAAATTAAAAATTCATGCTAGTGAGTATAGCAGCATAGGATTAAGGTATGATTATATTGTAGAGAATAACGGTACAATTGACGAATTACATAACAGAGTTTATGAAATAATCAATAGTCAATCTGTAAATCACCCCGACGCCAAGTAACATCTTTTTTCTTAACTACTTCTACGCAGTTTAAACAAATACTACGTAGATTAGTATGTTCAATATGTTCTAAATTACCATCAATATGAAACACAGTTATCTGTGTAGTAAATAAACTCTTAAAGCCACATAAATCACATGTAGCTTTTTTCTTATAACCACTCTTAGTCCAATTGGCTTTGGGTGGTTTTTGCTTTTTCTTTTTACTACCGCATTCATCACATATGCTTCTGTAATGCGTGACTTCACCGCGCTTGTAATTTATAGCAGCGTGATTTTTGTTGCATTTTTTGCATATAGGGCGTTGTAATAGCATAATGTATTTATCGAACCTTCGAAGGTTAGTTAATACCGACTTTTTTCAATTTATTCATAAATAATAGTATGCAATCAGGTTGTAAACCTCATAATTTTACTAAAGGAAAAATAAAATGGCATTAACATCTCCAGGCGTACAAGTAACAATCATT